GGCAGTTTATAACTCTGTACATGGATTGAATGAATTCATTAGCGAAAGCAACTATAAGTCATACGCTGACCTACGGAAGAAGCTATACGAAGTTCTTGGAGAAGAGAACTTGGCTAATACCTTTTCGACTGATACACAAGTCGAGCTTAACGAAACTCGCGAGGTAAAGGTAGATGCACCTGCTGCAGTCGCAGCTCCCGCTCAGAGTGATGTAAGCCTAGACACAGAGGATGATGGTGATACACTTAGCTATTTTGCTAAGCTGGCCCAACAAGGCTAGAAACCTTCTAATCTAGAATAAGTAAAGGAGTGGTCTTAACGGCCACTCCTTTTTTAGTATGCCAATTGGGTCGTACCAAATAAAGCTTGTGTCTTATCTAAGTGTGCTGGTGCAGCCACTGTTACGTTAGATACTGAAGATTGTGAATTATTAATGCTACTCGGCGCAATGATCGCTGCACCTGCACCGGTATTAACTTCACCCTTTAATTCAGCATTTTCCTTTTGAGCCATTGTAAGTTGAGCTCCGCCAGTACTAGATATAGGAGATAATTTGTCTTTCGCAATCTGACCACTCGCGGCTCTAGATATAGGAGATAATTTGTCTTTCGCAATCTGACCACTCGCTGCTAGATCGAATTTCTTAAGGGCACCAATCCGACCTGTACTACTTTGAGAGCGTGCCAACTTTTCTATTATTGTTTCGCGCTCTTCAGATGACACTAAATTAGATGCAGAAACACCTTGAAGGATTTGTTCTCGAGCTTCTTTTGGTAAATTATCGATTATGTTCTGTAGTGGTGAATCGCCTTCACTCGACATTAAACTTTTAACCTTTGAAATACCTTCGAAGAGCAATCCAACAGGCGTAAATGATGCAGCCTTTTTAGCAAAATTGCCAGCCTTCTTTATTACATCCATAAATGATAATTTCTTTGGTACCTTGGTCTCTTCTGGACCAGCAGCGATACTAGCAGCAGGTGACAATACAGATGGGCCAGCATTTTCAACTCTTCGAGCAGCTCCCCTCGGATCCAACATACCTGCAGCTGAACCTGAATAAGCTAATGCAGATTCTAAAGATTCTGGTTTTTTACGGCCAAGCGCGTCTCGCTCGGACAGTGGTTCTTCTTCAGGTGTTTCAGATGATAATACTGGTGTCATTCCTTCAGCTTCCTCTCCCTTCATCTTCCCCTTTTTAGGTTCACCTTCATCAGTCAATACTTTCATGAAGGCTTCAGCTGGAGAATCTCCTCCAGGCATAATTGCTTTAACAGCTGCAATACCTGCTTTACCAAGCTTTTCAATAAATCCTAAGATAGTTCCCACTAATCCCATTACACCTTTTATTACCGATCTGACTACTCCAAAAATTGTAGAGTGAATTTTCTTTAATAAAGTAAATGGAGTAGAGATAATTCCAAGCATCATTTCTTTGATACCATTCAACTTGTCAATTAATGTAGAACCTTCGTTAGTTGGTGCAGATTCGCTATCATCATCAGAAGATAGTCCTTCTGATGAGAATGATTGTACACCGGTGTCAGTTACAGATATTGTACCAAGCGCTGGAGTTTGAGCATCTACAGCTTGCGGTGCAGCAGCTACAGCTTGCGGTGCAATATCACCATTAACAGTTGACATCATACGTGCTTCAAACTCTTCTGCAGTCTCTTTTTGTTTTGGCTCGATCTTCGGTATAAATTGTTCTTCAGTCTCAACCGTTTTCTCGGCAGACTTTTCGATTTTTTCAGTGTTCTCTTTCTCTTCTTTTTCTTCGCCGCCTTTATCTCCACCCATAACTCTCATGAATGCTTCTTTAGGAGATTCTCCCCCAGGCATTGCAGCTTTAAGCGCTGCCCCCGATGCCTTACCTATACGTTTGACAAATCCAAATGCAGTCTTAAATGCATCTCCTATTGATTCGACCATCGATGTGAAGAATGTCTTAACCTTATCAATTAACAATCCAGGAAGGCCAATAAAGAGAAACTTAATGCCATCAAATATCATTTTAAATGCCATCAGAGGAAGATCAAAGAATATAGCTTTAAGCAGCGTACCTGCAAAGCCTACTAACTTTAAAGGAATATCTAATAGTAGAAACTTAAGCGCTTTAAATATTAATTTAAATGCCATCACGGGAAGATCAAAATATATAAACTTCCATGCCTTAGCCATAAACGCAATTAACTTTATTGGCAAATCAATTAATAAAAATTTGACGGCCTTTAATATTAATTTAAATGCCATTACAGGAAGATCAAAATATATAAACTTCCATGTCTTAGCCATAAACGCAATTATCTTTATTGGCAATTTGACAAAGATAGCAATAACACCTTTAAGAATCGCGGCGAGCGCACCAACTATTATGCCTCCAATTCCTTTAACAATTCCTACGACAAAGTTAAGTATGCCGTCTAATAACTGACCAAAACCTTCTTTTAACATATCGACATTTAAAGTAAAAATGCCGCCGATCATATTAGCTAATCCTCTAAATGCGCCAACTATACCATCAATAAAATCTGCAAATCCGCCTTTGATTGTTTCTCCGATCTTCTCAAATCCTAATAGTTTAAAGATACCGCCGATCATACTACCGACCATTTTTAATAGTCCTCCAATTAGGCCATTGAATACTCCAATAATTCCTTCACGAACCATTCCGATAATACCATCTTCTTTAAATCCCTTAATTGCTCCTTTAATTCCGCCGATTAAACCAGTTATAATACTAATAGCAATACCGATAGGACCAGCGAGTTTGGCTAATCCTGATCCAAATTTAAATGCTACTCCTACATAGTTTAAAAGATTTCCAACTAGTTTCCCAATTGTTCCGCCTTTGGCGGCAAATGCCTTTATAGTTTTAATAAAACCAACAAATATTTTACCAACTGAGCCTTTTGCTGAAAACATTGCTCGTAGATTCCGAACAATTTTATTAAACGATGATCCAGTTTTTCCAAATATAGATGCTAATGATTTAAATTGAGATAAGAAGGTCATGAGAGGTTTGACTACACCTACGGTAAAACCAGCAAGCATTGCAGGAATACCAACGATAATCATTTTGATTAAACCTCCAAGGCCTTCACCTCTTAGTTCACTAAATCCGTCTTTGAATTCTTTAATAAGATCAGACTGTCCCTTAGCAATACTCTCGAGAGCATCAACGCTTTTTTCAGCCATCTCTCTTGCTTCTCGCTTAGCTTCTAAACTATTAAGTTTGTCACCTTTTAATAGTTCTATTTGCTCTTGAATAGCTGCTTTTTGTTCTATAGATGTAGAGCTACTCGTTGTAATTAATTGCTCTTGCAATGTCTTTACCACGACATCAATTTTAACTTGTTCTTCAGCTAACTTACCCTGATTAATAATAGATGAAAACGCAGTTTCTTCTTTAGCATCTTCTTTTTTAGGACCTTCTTCAACTGCTTTTTTAACTTCAAACAAATTCTTAGATAAAGATTCTTTCAGTTGCTCGAACTTAAGCTTAAGCATTTCTTTATCCTGTTTAACAGCATCTAAAAGTTTTTTCGGGAGAGACATATATCTATTTATTTGTTTTGTCGTTTAATTCTCTCATTTTCTTCCTTTATATGCTCTTGTAAGAGAGATACGTATATCTGCCTTTCCCACGGGATCATATTATCTAATTCAGTTAAACTATATTGGTGATGTTGCATCATCGCAAAGTTTGTTTGATAATGATTCGCTAAAGAATCATGAGAAAGGCCTATGAGAAAAAAGACTCAATTCCTTCTAGTATAGTTTCATTTTCATGACCGCACTCCTTACATTTGAACTTAACAGTGTATTGAAGTTTTGGAACATTCTGAATATAAGCTTGGATTTTTTCTAAGTGTTTATGAGATAGAGAATCAATAAATTCAATCAGCTCTTTCTCTGTTGATTCACTTGCTGGATAAACGTTATCTGCATCATAGATAGATTCGATCGAATAAACGAGCATCTGATTAAATGCCTTCTCTGAATCTTTTTTATTAACCTTTTCTGCATCAGCCATTGATACTTTCTTAAGAACCATTCCGATTGAATCAGTAATTTCGATAGTATTGTCTATTTGTTCAACTTCAGATAGTTTAATATCTTCAAGGTTAATTTTAATAGAGGTATATTCTCCGCACTCTTCGCACTTAACTCTAATATCAACTGTTTCTCCTACGCTTTTAGCTCGAAGTTGAAGGAAAAGATACTCGAGATCTGATGATGTACATTCATTTGGATTAAGTTTTCCAAATGAACATGCGCTGATAATATCTTTAATTGTTTTTAGAATCTTCTTTTCATCATTCGATTCTTGAGCAATCATAAGAACCTTTTCTTCTTTCACGAGGAATGGTCTAAATTCAACTCGACGATTGAGTGAAGGTACTTCGATAGGATATGTCGGGTTTTCTAGTTTTGGTAATGCCATAGTTTTTAGTTGTTATTCATTCAGTTATAATAAAAATATTATTTATAATCCAGGTCGAAGCGTTGCTCCAACATCATTATTCAGCGGTTGTGGTATAAGGAGTTCTTCAAAATCTTCGTATGTAAAGTCAACTGTAACCTTTTGAATTTCTCCAGCAGAACTATCAAGCTCAATTGCTTGTACTGATATAGGAAATGCATTAATTAATTTAATGCCATAAACCTTTTTATTCTTTACGTCATTTTGGTATATTCCTACATCTCTTTTATATACCGAATCATAATTTTTCTTATATGAATTACGATCAATAATTAAATTTGTCCATTTATCAAATATTTCTTTAATAAAATAATCAGAAGTAAGGTTAAATGTAAATGAGACATCTTCGTTAATGAACGATTCAGCAACCTTTATTTGTTGCCTAAAATATGCATACTCAAATGTTTGTATTTGTCTTCCAGGTAGGGTACACGTTTCACACAATATATTGATATCGCGCACATCTTCTAAGTCGCCTATTGCTTCTAACGGAGGCACCATTGTTATGTCAAAGCGATTAGATCTCGCTAATCCTCCGTGTCTTCCTATAGTTGATTTAAGTAAATCGATTGTACTCATTAGATTTGTGATTTTGAATTTTGCCAAACAGCAGATTTACCGCTCTTTTTAAATTGCTCTGTTGGTAGGAACAACGCAACATCCCATTGATTTGCTGGTACTTCTGCTATTCTTGATTTTATATGTTTAGTAAGGTATCGTTTATAGCATGGTTTAAATGCGCTCAACTTTGATGAAGCCTTTAAAAGATCATACGACATCTTTAAGCGAGTAGTCTTATCGTATTTAGTGTTATTTGAGTATTCTAAAAGTAAGTCAAAAAACTTTGCCCTTAAACGAGGTTCTAAGTAGTGTAAATTCAGGCCATAAAACCCGCCTGGAGCTTTATCAACCATAATAACTAGTGGAAATTTATCGTAGTGTGGTAATGTTTCCTTTGTTTTCGGATCATAAAAATACATGAACATACGTCCGACGAGAGGAGTATTAACTTTATTTAAATTATCATCATCTAATATTTTTCTACTATTGACATCTGTAATAGAAGATATTCGTTCCCTAAACCACGCTAAAGATCTTTTAGTATTCTTCTTTATTCCAGCTACAGTCGCTTGCTTATTTAATTGATCAAAAAGAGATGCCATATACCTCTATTTATACTTTTTCTTTGGCTTCTTTGCACCAAGGAGTTTAATTCCCATCCGCGATAAATCGTCCTCTGTCCAGATTACAAACTTCCAACCTCTATCAGCGCAGTATGCTTCAGCTGTTTCCCACTTTGAGGTGTTTTTTATGTATGACATCACTTCAGTAATATATCGTTTAGTCTTTCTTTTTGGTTCTTTTGGTGCCTGAGTTTGTTTCTTTGGCTTAATCTCGATAAGATATGTCTTATCCTTTGTTACCATTTTAACGTCCATAAAGTATCTGTGAATTCGATTATCTGTCTTACATCGGTATGGTATGACTGTCTCTTCTGATTGCCACTTAATTACGTCTGGATTTGCATCCATAAATTTAAATACCTGCCTTTCCCATAGAGATCTGTATACAACTTTCGTCGGATCACCATCGTACTTTGCCGGATTCTTTACAGTATATCTTCCTTTGTATGTCATACTTTTATTATAAATAGAATTATATTTATGGCCATTAACTATTTCGAGACTCGTTTAGGAAGAGAAAAAAGTAATACACAATCTGGTTCAAAACCTTCAGAACCAAATTTTATTGAAATTGCTCCTCCTCTTATTTATCCTCCAGAAATGAGAGGAGATACATCAAGACCGTGTATTCAATTCGTCGCGCATGAAAGAAAACTATCGGGTGTGGTTATTCGACATACTATCTGGTTTCCTGCTCCAGCAGGATTACAGTTTGGTGATTCAGGTGATTATGGAACAACAGATCTCGGTTTAATGGCTGGAGCAGTTGATACAGTATCTGGTAGAAGCGGTGTTGGTAATATTCTTAGCCAAATATCTACATTAAATAAAGAGCAAGCAAAATCGTTAGGTTCAAAACTTTTACCAGAGCAGTATAAAGATTCGGTATCACTTGCTACTCAACAAATTAATAATCCAAATACTAATACTACATTTAATAGTAACGGAGTAAGAAGTTTTTCATTCCAATTTAAAATGATTGCGCGTTCTGCTAGCGAATCTAATCTTATTCGAGAAATACAAACAAAATTTAGACGATTCATTTATGCTTCTCGAGGAGGAGAAAATAATACGATTACACTCGAATATCCTCCGGTATGGACAGTCAAATTCATGAATATGGATACCGGTACAGAAAATATATATATACCTCGTATATATTCTACATATTGTAAAGCCGTTAACACCAATTTTAATGCTACTGGCAATGTATATTTTACTGATAATGCTCCGCTTGAAGTAGATCTCACGGTTGAATTTCAGGAAACACGTGCATTAAATCGACACGATATTGATCAAATGATGAATGATCAACTTGGAAATAGAGGTATTAGCGAAACTGGTCGACCGCTTACTGTAACATCTATTGAACAACCAGATCCTGCACCTACTAAAAACGGATAATTATGTCATTCTTTTCACAGTTCCCCAAAGTATCATACGACATTAATGCTAATGGCATTAAAACAGAAATTACTGA